AAACATGGCAGCACCTAAAAAAAAGAAAAGTGGTGGATCTAAACCAAAAAACCCAAAACTATATGCTAGTGTAAAAGCAGAAGCAAAGCGTAAATTTAAAGTATACCCTTCAGCGTATGCAAATGCTTGGTTAGTTAGAACGTACAAGAAGCGTGGTGGAACTTACTAATGGGCAAACCACAAGGGGGATTAACGAAGTGGTTTAAAGAGGACTGGCGTGATGTCAAGACTGGTAAAAAGTGTGGTCGGTCTGGTAAAGAAAAGAAGTCTAGACCTTATCCTGCATGTAGACCCAAAGCTGTTGCAGGTAAGATAAGCAAAGCAGAAGCACGTAAAAAGACAGGTCCTAAAGCTGTTAAGTGGTCTGTGACTGCATCAGGTAGAAGAAGAAAGAAAGCAGCAGAGGGTGGCAGAATACACAGAGGTAGGAAGGCAGAAATAATATGAAGTACGATAGAGAAACTATGGTTGAAAGAATTGCTGAACACGAAGGACTCGTGCTTGAGCCTTACAAAGATTCTTTAGGAATAAGCACCATCGGTATAGGGCGTAATCTTGAAGGTCGTGGTATAGATGATTACGAACTCATGCACATGAACAAAACACTTGATGAAATTATAAGTGATGGTTTAACTAAAGAAGAAGCATACTATCTTTGTAACAATGATCTTGATATTGTAGAACAAGAATTAGTTAAACAAAAACCTTTTGTGATGGATCTTAACGAAGCAAGACAAATGTGTCTTGTAGATATGGGGTTTAATCTTGGTATACCACGTCTTATGAAATTTAAAAGAATGTGGGAAGCCATAGAAAGAGAAGATTTTGAATGGGCAGCATCCGAGATGCTTAACTCACGTTGGGCAAATCAAGTTGGGGGTAGAGCAGATAGATTAGCTAAAGTTATGGAAGACGGAGATTGGAATGATTAGATATACACCTCCTAGAAAAGCAGATATAGATCAAAAAGAAAAAGGTAATGTCTTTGATGATGAACGCACACAGAGAAAAAGAGCAGATAAATATACTGGGATGGTTGGTAGAAAAGAAAAACCTTTCTCTAAAATGCCAGTATACAAACAACAATACGTTTTAATGGGTACTAAAACATAATGAATAAGAAACGATGCCAAACTTGCGAATGTTACGACTGCGACTGCGAAGAATGTTCATGCGATTGCCACCACAATGATAGAGTTTCTTCTGATAGTAATGATAGAGACTCAGGTGATAAACCAAACACAGAGGTTTCGAAATATAGACAGATGCCTGTATTTTGCTGAACGTCTAACAAGACAACCAACGATACCTTCTGAGGAAGGAGATAAAAGAATAATTGCATATTGCAAGCCAGTAAACAAGTAAGGGGAATACATGTTAGCAGAGCTTGCCGCAGCCAATGCGGCTTTCGGAGTCATAAAAAGTTTTGTTTCCAACGGAAAAGAACTTGCCAGTTGTGGCAAACATATTTCCGATTTTGTTTTTGCTAAAGAAAATATAGAAAAAGAAGTACACAAACAAAAAGCAAAAGGTGTTACAGGTGGTGATTTAGAAGAGTTCATGGCTTTAGAAGAACTAAAGCAAAAAGAAGAAGAACTTAAACAAATAATGATTTATGTAGGCAGACCCGGATTATGGGCAGATTGGCAAAAATTTCAAGCACAAGCAAGAAAAGCTAGAAGAGAACAAGAGAGATTAGCTCAAAAAAGAAAAGAAGAGATAATGACAGTAGTGCAGTGGGTAGTAGGGGTATCATTAGCATTTGTAGGATTTGTAGCTGTAGTGTACTTTGCAGCTAAGTGGGCAGGTAAGATTTAACTTGCAATAATCGTAGTTTATCTGTATAATTGGACAAAGGAGCATCCCAATGAAAACATTAGCAGCACAGGCATTAGCTTACCAGTATAAGCTACAAATAGAAACTGCACAAGCAGTTATCAATAATAATAATGCAGGATTAGATCTTATTGACAGATCTTTAAATGAAGTTCTTAAAGCTACAGAAAAATTAAAACTTCTTAACTCTATGGTAAAAGAAAATACTAAAGAAATAAAAGAAACAGTGGATTCTTTAGCTGAAGAACCTGAAAAGAAAAAAGCGTCATAGTGGCGAAAAAGAAGAGAGATCCTAAAGTTGGAACTGGAAAAAAGCCGAAGGGTTCTGATAGACGTTTATATACGGATGAGAACCCTAAGGACACGGTTAGCATCAAATTTGCTACAGCGGCAGACGCTAGAGCAACGGTTGCAAAGGTTAAAAAAATTAAAAAACCGTATGCAAGAAAAATACAAATCCTTACGGTCATGGAGCAAAGAGCAAAAGTGATGGGTAAGACAGAGGTCGTGGCTATAGCAAAACGAGCTAAAGAACAATTAAAGAAAGCACGTAAGAGTGGTTGATTACAAGATAGTAAAATTAAAAAAAAAATTTACGTTTATTAATACCACTAAACAATAAACCTTACAAGTTATCTCACCCAGAAGAAATAGCTGAACTTAATAAAAAATTAAATAGTCCGTCAAGAGTAGCTAGAAAAAGAAGATACTACTTAGAAACTAAAAAAACACAAGAGAAAATTAGACATGGCGAGCAGTTATCTAACATTAATAAACAACGTACTGAGAGATTTAAACGAAGTAGAATTAACAAGTAGCACTTTCAGTTCATCAAGAGGAATACAAACTGCAGTAAAAGATTATGTTAATCGTGCTATAGATGATATAATTAATGCAGATACTGAGTGGCCCTTTACTGTAACAGCAAAAAGTTTTACCACCACTGCAGGAAAAAGATTGTATTCTAGATCAGATTTAAGCACAACAGATACTAAAACTATTGATTATGATAGTTTTACATTTCTCGAAGCAGCGGATAAAACAGAAGAGAGATTAGATTATTTAACTTTTAGTGAGTATCTTGATAATTATCACGAAAGAGATACAGATCCAACAGGTAATTCAAGAGCCATACCTGAGTTCGTGTATGAAAATCCAGATCAAAGCATAGGTTTATCACCTGTGCCAGATAAATCAACATACACTGTAAAATATTTTTATTATGCAACTCATACTGCATTAAGTGCGTCTACTGATACTTCTCTTATCCCAACAAGATTTGAAACAGTTATAGCAGAACGAGCAAAGTATTACGCATTTACTTTACGTGGTGAAGTACAAAATGCACAATTATCACAAGCACAATTTGATAAATCAATTAAACGTATGCGTGTTGAGTTAATTAATAAACAAATTTACATGAGAGCCGTTTAATGCCAGAGTTAAGTCAAACAGGTGCTTTTCCTTTTATATGTGAAGGTGGGTTAGTTAAAAACAAATCTACTTTCATAATGAAACCGGGGGAAGCCATCGAGTTACTTAACTTTGAACCTGATATAGAGGGCGGCTACAGAAGAATAAACGGTTTCAATAAATATGTAAGTGCTGTTGTGCCACAAACAAGTTCATCTAGTGAAGAGGTTTTGATGGTTACAACTTTTGCTTCAAAGGTTGTTGCGGCACGAGGAGAAAAAATATTTATTGCAGATGCAGGTGGATCAAGTTGGACAGAAAAAGACACTGGTAGAACAAGTGCAGGAACATATACATTTGAAAGATTTAATTTTGATGGTAATGACAAATTAATTGTTGCAGATGGTAATAACGACCCAACAGTATTTGATACATCATTCAACGCAACAGATGTGACTCAAAGCACTGTTGAAGGTGCTAAATTTGTAGCTGTATTTAAAGATCACATGTTTTACGCAGGTATGTCTAGCACACCACAAGAAGTAGTTTTTAGTGTGGGTTTTGATGAAGATAATTTTAGCACTGGTGGAAGTTTACCTGCAGGCAGTGTAAAAGTAGATGACACAATAACAGGACTTAAAGTATTCCGTGATAATTTATTTATATTTTGTGAAAACAGAATATTTCAAATGACAGGATCAAGTTCTAGTGACTTTGCAGTAAAACCTGTGACAAGAAGTATAGGATGTGTGAACGGACAAACAATACAGGAATTTGCAGGTGACCTTATATTCTTAGGTCCTGATGGGTTACGTACTGTTGCAGGTACTGCAAGAATTGGTGACGTTGAATTGGGTACTATAAGTTCTAATGTACAGTCTTTGTTTGATTTAAATTTAGCTAATTCAGGAAAATTTACATCGATTGTTATACCTGATAAAACACAATATAGAATATTTTTTACAAAAGCAAGTGTAGGTGAAAATTTAACAGAAGGTGTTATATGTGTTTTAAAAGGACAACAGTTTGAATTTTCAGAGATTAGAGGTGTAAGACCGACAGCAACTGATACGTTTGTAGATCAAGGAAATGTTCT